GGTTTTTCCAGCTTGTTTTAATTCTTCCGCAAATTGATTTGGTAATCTGGCCCTAAGCCTTTTAAACCAATCGTTGGTCTTTATTTTACAAGAATAAATATTGTCAACACCTTTTTTGGTTTTGGCAACACCCTTGCAAATAACACCTTCGGATAAATTAAACTCATTGTTTTTAACCCTTTGAACAAATTCTATGTTCAAATTTCCTTCATAGACAATTTTAGGAATACCTAAATGTCCAAAATCCCTGACAAATTGTTTTGGTTGAATAAAGCCTTTTTTGTATTGAGAGATATCAAAAAGTACGATATCAAATTCATCATTTCCAAACTCATGTTGTCCAAATGCTGATTTGGTCCCTAAAAGTTCAGCAAAACATACAAATGATAATGTGTTTCGATATTCCCTCGACTTAAAAATTTCCGTTAAACCCTTTTCATATTTTTCTCTAAAGAGTTTTATTGCAAACCCAAATTGTTCATTTGATTCATCAATCATTACATTTCTTGAACCAAACTTATAAAACCCTCTTTTGTGTGAATATTCAAACCTTAAGTTTGAACCATCCAATTTATCAAATGCTATAATGGGTAATCCCCAATAATCCCCGTAATACGGTATACTCTCATAATGTTTCATATAATCGCTTTAATACTTTTTGTTTTAATCTGTTATTAAAATCGGTTAAAAGCGATTCTGGGATTTTGATACCGTGTTTTTCAAACTCACCCAATATCTCTTGTTTTGTGAAGCAACCTTCAGCAATACCATCGGTCCATTGGTTGAGCCATAAACCCCAACTTTTTTTACCAATGATTACACCCCTCGAAATGTTTGGGTGTTGAGATACCAACTTGTTGTTATTGAAAAATCCGTTATCGAATTGTCTGAAAGTGTATTTGCCATCGAACCCATCTGGGTCATATTCTACGACAACATCAACACCACAGAACGTTAGAATGCCGCTCCGATATGATTTTAAGAAGAACGTAAATATTTCATTGAAGTTATCAGAATACTTCCGTAACTTCCTGTCTTTTCTTGAACCAATGAGCGACTTGCGTTCTTCTATACGCCCATTGGTGTTAATGCGTCCAGCCTTTTCATGATAGTTTGTTTTTAATTTTGCGGACGTGAGGGGAATCGAACTTAATGACCTTATCGGTCAAACCCTGACTTTAGCGTGACAAGCTAATTGATTTTGTTGCTGAATATAATCTTGACAGATTACTTTTTTTAACGTTATACCACTTAACTACACGTCCATAAATCTATTATTATTTTTTGCTACTCTGCCCGTGTCGGAATCGAACCGATACAGATGGAGATTCGCACTCCCTTTTCACTAATACCCTACTACCTTTCGGATAGATTGTATGATGTGTTGGACTTGAACCAACGTCCCCGCCCTGCACGGGCAGTATCCTAGTCCCCTAGACGAACATCACTAACTACAACCTCACCATCGGCAAACAGATTGGTCGTAGAAAGGACTTTAGCTTGTATAAGGTTGCCGCCCTATATTTTGCATTACCTTTTTTGGTGGAGCGCTAGGAAATCGAATCCTACCACAGTGCTTGCAAAGCACCATCGCCAGCCTTGGTACATGGCACCCCATAAATTAAGTGGACCGTATCGGAGTCGAACCGATGACTCGACAGTGCAAATGTCGTGTGTTAGCCAGCTATACCAACAGCCCATTACCAGATATTACCAGATAATATAATAATGTCTTGATTATCAATATTATTTATCTGGAAATATTACCAGAAAAGCCGAGACTGGGGGGTTCGAACCCCGACCTTCACCGTGACAAGGTGGTATGCAGCCATTACACCACAGCCTCGAAAAAAACATGGCCCCTCATGTGACTAGCACGAAGTTTGGTTGTCATCCAGCCATTTAGTAGCCCCCGTGGGAATCGAACCCACTCCGACCTGACGGCCCCGACTTGAAAGGACGGTCACTCACCCAATTGTATTGAGGGCCATTCTGCTGTACCGCCGACGGGGGTCGAACCCGCACGTTCTTTTTCAGAACACCGCCTTGAAAGGGCGGCGACATAACCAATTAGTCGACAGCGGCATTTTTGTAGCCTCGCACGGATTCGAACCGAAATTTCTGCCGTGAAAGGGCAGCGTCCTGACCAGTTAGACGACGAGGCCATTTATTTTCCTTTATAACTACGAGCTTCTGTTAAAAACTTTTCATCATCTCTATTGCTATGTTCAATATTATGGCAATTTGAACATATCAACTCGCATTTATCCAATTCTTTAATAATAATATCCCAAGCTCGATTTGCGACATTACCAATTGTAAATTCTTTTTCTGCTGGATTCTTATGATGAAACTCCAAAGCAGATGGATGTTTATCATAACCACACCTATTACACTTTCCACCAAGGTATTCAATAGCTTTTAATTTTGTTCTATAACGTCTAATCTTAGTGTTACATGAATTACATCTAGTTCTATTTTTACCCTGTAATTGTTTAATAGGTTTATCACATAATTTACAATTCATGTGGTACGAGTCGGAATCGAACCGACGTTGTCGTGGCTCTTCAGGCCACCGCTAAACCATCTCAGCTACCGCACCATTTTGATATGTTGGGGATATTGAAATCATATCCCCTTTTCTCGGCCCACATATCAAGGACACCTGTGGTACAGGTCGGGCTCGAACCGACGACCATTGCGCCTTCAACGCAACACTCTACCATCTGAGTTACTGCACCTTGTTTAGGAACTGGTTTTACAACCACGGCTTGTACTTCACCTACATTTCTGAATTCCCAAGCGGATGGTACGGGAATTGAACCCGTGACCTTGGCGTGACAAGCCAATAGTTTACCACTAGCCTAACCATCCATAACGGGATAATCATTATGTTTTGGACGAAACTTTTTAAGCTATCACATATCTCGATATCGTCTCTAATATCGACATTTTGATGTGCCACTATCCCAGCGGACCCTACGAGATTCGAACTCGCCTGTCAGATAAATCTGTTCTGGGTTGACAGCCCAGCGGCCACACCAAGCAGCCCCAGAGTCCATAACAAAAAACCCCTCGATTTGTGGTCGAGGGGCTCAAATTATGTTTTAAGATAAACGTTAATTTTGGGCAATACTCGACCTCTGTGACCAATCGGCCTCAGCTGCATCAAAGTTAAACTCAAATATGTTGTTAACGTTTCTCATTGTTTTTATGTTTGTGGGTTTCCCCGTTAAGTAATAAATATATGCAAATATACGAAAGATTTTCGAAAAAGCAAATATTTTGTAAAGATTTTTTTTTAGCACGGGAAGATGTTAACGAAACACCGTCCTCAAGGCTCAACGCCTTGCGCTCTTCAACTGAGCTATTCCCGTAAATTAAGACTGAGTACTTGGTCTTGGGAGAAGGAATTTTTCACACAGATTTCTCTGGTAGTACACACCTACATTTCTGTTGGTATCCTCCATACAGACTGATTATAGGTTCAGCAACCACTACGTACTGCTATATAGTTTACTCCTTTCACTCTCAGCCCCTTGGAAGGGTGAACAATCTCCCGACTGCTACTGATTAGCTACTTGTTTCAGCTCTCCACATTTCCTTGAGGTACTCTGTGGGCCAACATATTGTCTTTCGACGCAGCTGGATAACTGTATTGTCACAGCACGTGCCCAATGCTTTCTCTTTTTTATAATTTGCATTAACAAAGTTGCAATGCCAAATAGTCATTTAGAAGGTTGTGATTGGGCTCTGAACCGTGCCACCTTTTGAGTAGTTTAGGTTCAAACAACCTCCTGTTTTCAGCCGCCAAGCTTACTCACTTTACTGAGTCTATCATCCCACCATTTCTGCCAGAGCAGCACCACCTGTTCACGTGGTAGACACAATCAATGAGTAGAAACCCATCGATTGTTGGTTCGTCATATGGGATGACAATAACCTTTCATCAATAACTGCTGAAAATTGGCGGTCCTTAGCAGTTAAAGCAACATCAATTTGTCGGTGTTACCACCCAAGTCAGGCCGACCAAGCCCGACCCACCCTACTTTCACGTCTGCCCGACGATACTCCATAAGATGGTATAATGCTGTGTTTCGTGTGAACAGACTTTCATCTGCGCCAAACATTCTTAGGCGATTGTTTGACTTTTCCGACTTATGAATTCATCGGTTATTCTAACGAGGAGAACACCCCCGAACCAAATTAGTAACTGGTCAAGCCAGCTTATTCACACGGACCGTGCGTATTTCAACGCTGAAGGTTTTGGATACCCGTGCTTTTGTGTGGCTGTCTTAAGAGTGCCTCTCATACAACAGATTCGCGAATGGCATTTAACCCACACATTTGTTTGGATTGCAAAGATACGAATAACTTTTTAATCCACCAAATTTTTTAAGAACTTTTTTTGAGACATCGGAGTCATTTGGCCTAACTCACCATGTTATTGTAATCGCTCGGTGTCTCAATTAGAATGCAAATATACAACAGATTTTTCAATTTTCCAAATTTTCTGTCAACTTTTTTTAATTAAAGTGATTTTCTAGTGATTCAATCAATTTAATCATATTACACTCATAGAATCCAGCAGAATTGATGTTATTTACTTCGACAATCTTTAATTCATCGTCAGCTAAACAAACATCTAATACAAATGCTTCGGCTGGTTGATATTTGTCAACCATGCTTTGTGCAAAGTCAACGAAATAAGATTCATCATCGTAATTAGCGTAGATAACTCTATTACCAATCTTATATCTACTAGCTGTAACCACATTTCCACCAACAACCCAGCATCTAACTTCTTGTTGAATGTTTTTAAGCGGAGAAACCAAAATTTGAGTTTCTTCTGTAATAACATTAACCGTATCGTGGTCGTTACAAGTTTTTGTGTAATCAGCCCAAGCCGCTTTAGAAAACACTTGACCAGAAAATACTTTGCTATCTTTTGTTGGTCTAGCAAAGAAAAATTCATTATCAAAAGGTATAGCGTCTGTAAAATTGATTACTTGACCATCGCCATTTAACATGTTTTCAAACCCATATTGTGGTGCGTAAACATTGTAGTCATGATTGTCATTCAACATACTGCCTGGTTTCCAACCACGTTTAGCCGCTGCCGCAGCCATGGCCACGGCACCAAAACAAAAAATGTTTGTTTTATCGGTTTGATAAACCTTAGGGTTAAAATCTGGAATCTTATCAGCTTCTTCAGAATCATACCATTCATAGATATCACCAGCAAATGGAATATACTTTACAATATCGTATTCAAACTTGAAACGATTCATTGTATCTAAAAGCGTCTGATAATGATGCTCTTTAAATAAGTTTTCTTGTATTACGTAAAACATTATTTTTTAGCGTTTCGTAGAGATTGATTTTTTTCATGAAAAAAATCCACCCACATTTTAACAAAAGCTGATGCTTTTTTATTGATATCTTCTTCCGTTCTAGCAGAAAAATAAACATCGATTTCTGGCATATAACATGAGAACATTTCATCACTTTCTGGGTTATCTGTCATAACCGTAAAGTCAACTGATACTGTTCGTTTTTGATTGTATATTTCGTTTTGTTTCATAAAACTGTTTTGTGAGGATGGTCGGACTCGAACCGACACGCTACTATTATTTCGCCCCAGATTCTAAGTCTGGTGTGTGCTGCCAATTTCACCACATCCCCATATTATTTTTTACGCCTAAATGTTGGTGTTTGTGAATGACAATTCGGGCAAAGAACTCTAAGGTTTTCTAACCTATTATCATTATTATCACCATTAATATGGTCAATTTCTAATGTGATTGGTTTTCCATTCCAAATCCCATTATTTGAACATTCAGCGCATTCATTTTTTAAAACTCCATCATTAATAAGTCTTATTCTTAAGTAACTGCTATTAAACTTAACTTTATTATTAATAATATCATCTAGACTAACTTTTGGTTTTCTCAACCCTTTACCAGCCATATTCCCATCATACTCAATACCCATTAATTTTAAATAATTGTTAAGTGTATCTTGTTTACATTTAAGTTGTTTAATAATGTAAGCTTTAGATTGTTTTTCAACAATCCATTTTAGTATTTCTTCTTTTCTTTCTATTATATCTTTTCTCATACTTATAAATATAAGGTAGATACATAAAAAGTAAATAGACATGTATACCAATTTTGTGACCCTAGTAGGACTCGAACCTACACGCCTTACGGCAGCTGCTTCTTAGACAGCTCTGTCTACCAATTCCAGCATAGAGCCATTTGTTGTCTTTCCAACCGTCACGATTTTTTTGCGATTATTTGAGATATTGTTTATCCCATTATCATCTCTTTTCACACTCCATATCGCTTTGAGTTTGTGACCATGACAGGCTTCGAACCTGCACATCCTTAAGGACCTGCGGGTCTAAACCGCAGCTGTATTCCAGTTCCAGCACATGGCCATTACAAGATGATTTTGAAAGGTTTGAACTTTCTCGTTTCTATTTTAGGTAGATTCTTTATCCTGAAATTTGCTGAAATCATCTTTTGTGGCCGTAAAAGGACTCGAACCTTCACTCCTTTCGGAACCTGATTTTGAGTCAGGCGTGTCTACCAATTCCACCATACGGCCATTTATTATTTCAAATATCTTTCGTGGACTAATTTGTATCGCTTTTTGTGATATTTCATCCACTCTTTTTTTTGGTATATCATAATGATTTTTATGAAACCAACACTTTTTAATGTTAAGGTCTTTAGCCATCTGATGAAGGTTCTCTATTGAATAAGGAACGCACACCAAATGTCTCATATTATCATAATAATATACCATTGTGACCTTGACAGGCTTCGAACCTGCATGTCCTACGGACCAGTGGGTTTAAGCCACCGCTGTATTCCAGTTCCAGCACAAGGCCATTTGAGAGACCCAAAAACTACACCATCGAAACAGGGACCTGTACCCCATAACATTCTCATTCTTGGTTTTACCTCTCTAGGTTTTGTAGGGCGAGAGGGAGTCGAACCCTCACGGTCCTTTCGGACCACAGGATTTTAAGTCCTGCGTGTCTACCAGTTCCACCACCGCCCCATTTGTAGAGATGGAAGGATTTGCACCCTCACGCTTATTCCTAAGCACAAGGCTTCTCGGCCTTGCGTGTCTACTAATTTCACCACATCTCAACTTATTTCCACTTAGTTTTCCTATTATATTTCCAAGTTTGGTATTCTCTTGCTTTATAATATTGCAACTGTTTATTCGGATTTTTATATCCTCTTCTATATCGTGGATAGAAGCTGATTCCTTCGTCCCAATATATAGGATAAAGAATGTTTATCCAAATAATGTGATATTCTATACCACTAGTTGCTTTGCTAAGCTTTGCTCTGTTTCTATTTTTTGACATATTAGGTTATTTACCTAATACATGTCAAGTCTTTTTTTCATATTGCAAATATACAGAACTTTTTTTATTAATCCAAATATTTTACAAATTCGCTTTCAATTCTTTCAACGCCACTGCTATCCAAGGCATCAATATAGCCCAGTGGTGACGTACCAGCAGCAAGCATACAGATATTTTTAAATCCGTTTTCTTTAGTTATCTGGCTATCAGCTTCTGTAATAACATCATCCATTTTAGCATATACCGATTCTAATCTTTTGGTTGCTGGATTAACGTTTCCCCACGAAACATGCGGGTCTCCGATTTCTTCAACCATAAATTTTCTTCCACTTTTTAGGTGGACTGTGTAACGTCTGTTGCTCATAAAATATTTTTAGTGGCCCCTAACAGAATTGAACTGTTGACCTCTCCCATGTCAAAGGAGCGCTATCCCACTTAGCTAAAGGGCCAATTTGTGGGTCCACTCGGACTCGAACCGAGATTAACTGCTCGTCTCCACCTTGTAAGGATGGGATGTTTATCCTGTTACACCATGGACCCATTTGTAGGAGTGGACGGAGTCGAACCGCCGACCCTCTGCTTGTAAGGCAGATGCTCTAAACCAGCTGAGCTACACTCCCATGTGAAGCGGTGACAAGATTCAAACTTGTGTTTCAGAGGTTGCAGCTCTGCGCCTAAATCACTCGGCCACACCGCCTTATACTATCCAACGACTCAATATTTGTGCTGGCATCTTTGATAAGAAATCAGCTTCACCCATATCAGAAATTGGAACTTCAAAGAAGACACCCATTGTTTGACTAATTGGGTTCCCTTCGGTACTAATTCTTGTATTATAATAAGCAACCCCTTTTCTAATATACAATAATTCCGCTTCTGGTTTTTGCTTATAAAGCAATTTTTTGATTTCGTTCTTTTCCATAATCTTTTTTAATTAAAACCTTTGTTGGTCTCCAATCACCGATGTCAATTGTAACCTCAATAAAATCATCGTTTTCTATATTATTTACATTAACATCTTCAATAGCATCATTTGATAGCATTGGTGATTTATTAACCCCTTTTCGATTAAATAAATTTTTAATGTTAAGTAACTTTTTCATAAAACATGTGTTTTGAACCCATGACAGGATTTGAACCTGTGGTGAGGGATAACCCTTACAGTTTTGCAGACTGTCATCTTCGGCCACTCGAATCACATGGGCAAATAAAAAACCCCAGCTATACTCTAGACTGGGGCTTAATGTTATTATTAGATTTCAAATTTATAACATAGGAATCCCAGTCGTGTTAGATAACACTAGCACACACAATACAAGGAGCAATATGTTTGATAAATTTTTCATCTTAGTTTTTTGTTGTTGTTTATAAATATATGCAAATATACGAAAGAATTTTTAAAAAGCAAATTTTTTTGAAACTTTTTTTTAAAGATTTTTTACGTACTCAACGGTGATATCATTTTTCTTAATAAATCCTCTTAATTGTTCAAATGCTAATAAACTTGGTGGTTCACTCATTTCATCGTCATTTTGGGGTAGATTATGAGGTATTGATACTTCTATTTTAATCAAGGATTTACTGATATCGACACCCATTGGGTATTTGAGTAAACTTACCCTTTCTTCAGATTCGTCTTCTTTACCCCTACCATAACCAGCCCTAACATCAGCATATGATTGTAATCTATATCTATTTGATAATGAATTACCATCAATAGTAATTCTAACCTGCATTGGTATAGAATAAGACTTAAACCATTTATTTCTAGTAAAAGAAACATATGGTTGAATACTAGATGTTAATTTAAAATCATTTGCTATTATTCCCATTAAACCACGATAGTTTGTAAAGTGATATAAAGGGCCAATATTTTTACCCTCTAATAACCCCTCTCTCAATAATTGTTTAATTAAATCTTTCATTATATATCAATCATTTTAAGTTTTCCCATTTTATCGTATGCAACATTTCCAATATGAAGGTCCAACGGCCTTCCAAGGTCTTTTTCAATTATTGGTGCAACGGCTCTTAAAAATTTTGCCCATCTATAAAGAATAGATAATATAAATGGATTATCACCATTATCCGCTGCATCAATAACAGTATTAAAACACTCCCCCTCAAAAAAATTATTTATTGTAATAAAACCATTACTGCAAGATATTTCACCAGATAGGTTCAATAAAAATCTATCTATTTCATTTAATTCATATGCGGCCTCTGCTGTTTTTAATTTTTCAATCTCAACAACTGTTAATGTTGGGTCTTTTCTAAATGGAAAAGTACGATAGACTTTAGGAAAGTATTTTGGATTCTCTTGGAATGTACTTAGCCACTCATGCACCGTATCTTCATCACCAATCTTAAAAAGTCTGTCTGGATATTTGTTTGATGCATAAACCTTATGATAAGCGCCCTTACCAAATTCTTTTTTTGGTTTAATTGACATCTCTTCTAATGATTCCCTAAGATATGTCCTAATCCATTGTTTCATTATATGTCAATTATTTTTATATTCTTATTCATATCATATGCAACATTCCGAGAGTGTAAATCTCTGTCAAAATAGTCATATTTATTTTCCAAATACTTATACATCGTGTAAATTGTTTTGGTCCATTTTAAAATCTTTTTCATATCCGCATCACTAGGTCGTATTTCATTTAAGTAAACCTTAAAATCCCTTAAAAACCCCATATGTCCATTTGGGTAATAGTTATCAATTTTATGAATATGGAGCAAGCTATAAGCACCTTTAGGAAAATTTTTAATTACTTGATTTACCATATCAAAATCGGCTTTAGCATTTACAGTGTCTAATTTTTCTATTTCAGCAATATAGTAATAAGGATTTTTTTTTGATGGGAAAATACGATAGACTTTAGGGAATATTTTCGGATTTTCTTGAAATATCTTTGACCAAAACTCTACATCATTTTTTCTCCCGATTTTATATAATCTATCAGGGTGTTTATGTGACTTCAAAACAGTGTGCTGTACCCCACTACCAAATATTGGTTTTGGGGTTATGGATACTTCCTCCAAGGACTCTTTTAAACGTTGTTTAATCCATTGTTTCATATTCCATAAATATTTACATATTCAAAGAAAATCCCTAATCTTAAGAATATGGGATATGTTTATTTATTACTTGAAACCGATAAGGACGGAAATGAGCGCCATAAAATTGGTATAACCAAAAATTGGCCAGAAAAACGTGTAAAACAACTGCAAACGGGAAATTCTAACGTTATTAGGTTATTACAGACTTATGAGAGCCCTAATTATAAGAAGGTTGAGCAATGGCTCCATAGTCGATTCTCTGGGCTTAAAACGGAAACAAATAACGAATGGTTTAAGTTAAATGATGACCAAGTTTTAGGGTTTCAAGATATATGCAAAAAGCTGGACGAAACCATCCAGCTCTTATTAAAAGAAAATCCATTTTTTAAATAACTTCAATAACCTTTCCATACACTTGTTTGGTCCACCCATTGATGCCGCCTTTATTGTTTCCAATTTGGCATCCTTTATCTGGGTTCTTAGCTTTAACCAAATGTGTATAAAAACGTCCTTTGACTTTACAATACACAATATCCCCAACTTGAGCTTCTTCCCAAGTTATCGGTGCCAATTTATGTTCCTGACCAGATTTAATAAGGGGAACCATTGAGTTCCCCTTTTCCTTGGTTATAAACGTCTCACCCTTCTGCAATTTTTCCAATTTCCAGTTCATGCAAATAATCTTCAAATTCTTTATAAATCTCAAATGTGTCGGTATGGATGATGAAATCATTATAGGAATTGTAGTGTTCGGTTACATATTTCCTAAATCCTTCTAGCACCTCACCAAGCTTCTTCCCTTCAAATCCATACCTTCTCATTACATCCCCACCATTGAATTTGGATTGTACGTAAAGCTTGCGACACTCCAAGTATTCCAACCTTCTTACCTCAGTTACAATATTTGCTTCTGGGAAGAAATCGTCAATCATAATGAAGTATGATGTTTTATCCTCAGCAAATTTGAATTCATGGTTTTCGTCGGCAACATTCTCAGTCATCCACTCCAAAAAGGTCATATATGATGCTCTCTTTTTGTTACGGTCACGGTTGATTTTATTGAGTTCTTCCATTTGGAATTTCTTCCAGTTGAAGTATGGTGACTCAGCAATGAATGTAAAGATATCCTCAAGTTCATCAAATCCCTTTTCGTATCTTTCATATGAAAGACCCAAGAATTTAAAGATTTTTGGATAATCCTTTGATACTGGAATACTACCTAATTTACCACGTTTATTATATACGTTCATAAATAAACCTTCTTGCCCATATTTTAAATTATATTCTATTTTCATATTTTAATTTTTATATTTCCATATAAAACCACATGCTGTTTTAGTTAATCCTCGACAACAATTTCTACAATTAATTTTAAGTGTCCTATACACATCCATTGTTGATTCCCATTCTTTAATGAATTCACCAGCTATTGTATATTGTAAGACCCTTTTTTTATTCGCTTTTTCTGATAATATTTTTTTCGTTTTTTCTGAGTGATTTTTATTGAAGAAAGGGTTGTTATGCTTAGTTCTTTTACTACCCTTAAATGGATTATTATCTCTAAAATATGTATTATGATTTAATAACCATTTTGTTTTTTTCTCTATAACCTCTTCATCGGTTAATCCTTTTTCCTTCCAAATATCTTCAAATGTTTTGCCGTACATTGGATTATTAGCACCGCTAACGTCTACGTGATTGAATGACATTTTTAACTTTGTTCTATCGTTATGTTTATTTCCTTCCATTGGAGAGGTTTCTCCACCGATAAGAATATTATATCCAATTGCTTTATTTTGACTGTTAAGTTTATTAACCCAAAATTTTTCTTTTTGATTTAACTCTTCAATATTCGAGGCAAAATCTATTATTTCTTTCTTAAAATTTTTCCTACCATATTTTTTTATCGCTTCTTTCAAAAGTTTACCGCCACCTAAATAATATTCATTATTTTTGCTATCCTTACCAATATAGATTTTACCATTAACTAAATTTGTTGTTTTGTATATCACCATAACATTTATTTAATAATAAATATCACGACTGGTCAAGAAGGACTATGCTTTATTAAAAAATTATAGGTCATCTGTATCAATTTCACCAGAAAATCCATGAGCAAGTCTACCAATGAAGTTTCCAAGGTCATTATATGACAAATACATTGCGTTTGAATCAAAATGTTCTGGTGCGCAAGTAATGATGTCTACTTGCAATTCCTTGTAATCAAATGACCAGCAGTTACCGTTATGAAAGATTTCATTCGGTGTAAATGTGTTTTCAATGTATTCCCTCATTTGTGGGTAATCCTTGCTGGTTACAAGAATATCAGCATCACCAAATGTTTGCTTGTTCTTGTAAAACAACGGCATAGTAACCCTGTCAAAGGTTCTTTTAAGAATGTCAATTAGCTCTTTGCTAATTTCTTCAAATTCGGGTCTATCATATCGCCTTGTTACCGTATTTTTTAGTGCTCTTCCACCCATTTTTTATTATTTTATTCGTTTTATAATTATGTTTCTTTTTATGCTAAATAATTTAACCTTACCAGTTATCACCTATTGAGTTAATACTTGATTTATGCTTTGGGTGACTCCAAGTATCGGTTTCTTTATCATAGTTATAACCTCGTTGGTCTGTAAGTGTATATTTAGTTATTGTTACACCATCAACATCACAAACTTCTGTTAAGAATGTTTTTTCATGTTTAGTACCAGCAAGCGTTGTCCAAACCTCAAGTCTAAAATTTTTAGGTATTAATTTGCCTGTTGCTATTACTCTACAACAAGTCCCTTCACCTAAAACGTGAACCCTTAATCCTTCCATATCTTTATATGGATGTGTTGGGATACCATAACCACATCCACACATTCTTTGTTTACCCATAGTATTTATTTTGGTTTGATTGTTATATGCATCTTCTTACCTTCCAATTTTGGCATGTATTCCAATGCACCATTTTCTTTACATTGGCTAGCAAAACTCAAAAGAACAATCTCACCTCTTTCTTTATGGACAATTTGTCGTCCTCTGAATTGAATAACGCATTTTACTTTGTTACCTTCAGATAAGAAGCCGATTGCATTTTTGACACGATATGAAATGTCGTTTTCAGATATTTCAACACCTAAACGTATCTCTTTAATTTCACCACCCTTATTGTTCTTCTTTTGTTCTTTTGCTTTCTGTTTTTCTTGATATTGATACTTGCTGAACTCCATCAATTTACAAATTGATGTGTCACCTTGATTCTTTATCTCAATAAGGTCAAGTCCTTCAGACCTACCTAATGAAAGGGCCTCAGAAAGTGTATATACCCCGTCGTATTGTTCTGACCCAACAATTCTAATGTTAGGCGATTTAATCCATGTGTTAATTACGTAATTGTGTTTCTTTCTTTTATTCATTTTCTTTTTTATCAAATGATGACGGTAAAACATTGATTCCAAATTTCTTACCGAATTTTACTAAAAATATGATTAGAATTCCAGAACCTGGCACAATGAATAAAGCACTTAAGACGGTTAATTTGAAAACGTCAAGGCTTTGATTTTTTACCTTCGCTTTTTCCTCTTTGGTTAGTGATTTGCTTTTTGCAGCCCAAAGAAGTTTTATAAGTTCTTTTGTTTCTATCGCTTCCAGTTTTGTATCACCAATAAGCTGTTTTACCGATTTTTTTATCTTTTCCACTATATTAAAACGCAAATATACAACTTGTTATCGGAAAAATCAAATTTATTTTCTTTTCCCTTCTTTAAATGACTCTTTGGTCATTTCTTTCATTTTTATAAGGTCATCCAGCTTTAAGTTAAATTGCTTCTCAGCATATGCTTCAATCGCCCCTATGAGGTCACATAATTCACAAATAATCAAAACATTAGCGTTTTGCGATTTAGCGTCTTCTAATTCTTGTATTTCCTCGGTGATTTTTGAGTATTCACCCAAGACACCTTTTTGAATGTTAACTTTGTGGTAACCCATATAAATTAATTAATTTTGACATTCTTGGTTCAGCACAGCCAGTACCATATATCCAAGTTAAAAAATCACATTCACGAATCCCATATGAACCTAATTCAATTTTTCCATCACATAAAATATCAAAACCATCAGTCGTGGCAATTACTGATATTTCATTATACGGGAAATATTGACGATAAAAATTCAACGCACAATCAACTACGAAATTTAACCCAGATTTGTTTACTTCATCGGTTTTGATTAACTCATTCTTCATGAAATATTTTGTATGTAGAAAATCAAAACTTTCATAACGATAACACGGTGTTATTGTTTGAAATTGACCCTTGGGTAAAAATTCTTTGAGGTAAAGGTACAAGAAAGATTGTTCACCAGATGCGACCAAACACTTATCATTATGTTTTAGTTGAAACGATATACGGTCCTTAGGTTTTGTAATATTGTCAACAAATTCAGACACTGTCCATGGTGCTTCAATGCGTTTAAAACCTTGCGCTTCATAAAACTTTAGTGAATCGTCGAGTAATTTATAGTTTATCATTTTTTAAGTTTAAATTCAAAAAATGCACCATAAGATTCGTTATAACCTGGTTTGTCATAATTTACAATCCAACCAGCCTTTCGGTACGCATTTTCAAAATCCATCCAATGCTTATCAAATACTTCTTGGCGTGTTGTTCCTTCAGGTGCCAATTTCAAGATTTCATCTAGAATTTCATCCTGTTTAATTGTAAAAGATGACTTACCGAAATAATGACGATTGATGCAATTGTTTACCGCTTCGAATACAAAATCTGGAAACGCTTTTTCAACGTTATCCAATGCTTGTTGTGGTGTAATTGGTTTCATGTTATTAATCCTGTTTTAACTAATCGATGTATGTATTTAGAATGTTCGATGTTCTTTTCATTCGCATATCCAATGGTCATGTGTAACCCCCAAAATGGTCTTCCTAAACCTAATTCGGCTCTTATGCCATGCAAACCATCACGATGTTCGTGTGAAACTGGTAGCCACCAGTGTTTATCATCGGTTCTTGGCTCAATATCAAGCATGATTGGTACTTCAATACCATCCCACTTTTTCTTGACCGAATTCCAAATTTGTTTTACTTCGTCCATTGAACGTTTTCCGTTCATTGACATTTCTTTAAAACTGTCATTGATGAATGAAACGTGACCACCACGAAGAGGTTTATTCAAAACCAAATTATAACGCTTCTTGATAAACCAAGCGTAATAATCGGTTATATCACCATCAAATAATACCAACGCCATATGCTTCCAAGAAGCTTGCAAATTATGCTTTTTGGTAATGTTCTCTGGTTCGAACTCTATTCTTCCTGTAAGTAATATCTTATCCACAACATTAGTGTTATGCAAGTTTAAAATTTGGTAAGAAGGTTCTTAAGAATGCGTTGGTTTCACCACCAATTCTCTCAAGCCATCCTTGATATTGTTTTTCGTTTGCTTCATCAGTAACCATTTCGTTCCTAACAAAGTCTGGGTAGTAATCACGTTTGAAAACCCTTTCATCAACAAGAAATACAACAGCTGTAAGTGTATCGTTAAGGTCTGGTTCTCTAAACTCAGCAACCATTACACCGTTGTTACGAAGTGTTTGTGCATGTTGTTGAAGAGTCCCAAGTCTTTCAGGATTCTCATTGGTTGTACCACCGTTAAGAATAATGAATGTTTTATCCTTATTGGCAAACTTATTATAGATTGGGTCAAATGGTGGAATACCTCTTACCAGCTGACCGTATTCAACAACAGCATGTCCAAATTGAATACCTTGTTGAATTGGTGATAGATTATAGGGAACCAATCCATACATTCTATATTCAAGGAACATTTCTGATTTCCTAGGCATAGAGTTTGGTTTAAGGTCACATTTTCTAATTCTGTCGAGATAATCAATATATGTAATCTTTTCTTCAAAAAAAGAAGCCATATAGAATCCCCAACTTGTTTGCCATTGTTTTAAATCAAGTGGGCGCACTCTATCAAGTACGCACCACTCAAATCCTGTTTTTTTTTCTTCCATGTTTACCAATTTCTTGTTACATCTGCAAACAAGTTTGGATTGGTTTTAATCCAATTCAAAACCAGTGCTTGCATATTAGGAGGTATTGGAAATCCTTGCATATACACGACATCCATTACAACCTCGATTTCTTGCCCTTCAGCCAAGGTTACACCATTCTGAAGAGTCGTTTTTTTCAAAAGCTTAAATACTTTGTTCTTTATCATACGAATTTTTATTTACCATATACACCTGATTCCCAACCCAAACGAATACCATATTTTTGGCCAATCGCTTCAATATCGGCATCAGCTTTATCATCCCAATAGTCTTCATCAAAGTAAGGTTCAATGGGTATAATTTCAAGACTATCATAAGTCTGGGTACCAAACCACGTTCTGTTTGTTAAGCGAAAATCTTCAATCTTACAACCACATACTTCGTTGTTCTTAAAGTATTCTTCAAGCTCAAGTTTAATCTTAGCTTCTTTTACTTTAAATTCAGCCTCAAGTTGTGAGTTGTATTTATCAACAATCGCTTTTGCTTGTTCGTATTGTTCTTGTGTTACCTTTTCCATGATTTTTATTTTAAACCAACTTCTTCATTTTGCTTTGCAAAGAAATATAGTCGGCATCTTTCAGAAACCTTTGAGTTAATATCCTTTGGCTCCAACCCAGCTTCAGCAATGGTATCGCTTTCTTCCTTCATGATGTCTTGAACAACATTTCTGATAAAGTCACCCATCTTCTTGATGTCGATGCTACCACCGTTCATAAGGTCAAAGGTCTTGTCAAGCATTTGTTCCAAACGCCAGTCAGGTGTAACCTTATTAACCACATCGATAATCTTGTTTAGCTTAGCATCATCAACTGGCTTTAAGGTTGTTACCTTTGAAGCCTTGCTGTGCTTTTCACCCTTAGACTTGAAACGATAAACCTTACCTTCTGGAGTCATGTGTGAAAATACAACACCTTCACCAATACCCACGTGTCCGAAAGCCTTACCAACAGGACATTCTTCTTCAACCTCAAGAGTCATTTCAATTATCTTGTTTTGAGCCAATTGAGGCATATTGAAGTCGATTTCGACAGAATAGGTCTTGTAGTCTTCAATGTTGTAAATCCTAGCCTCTGGGCATCTTAAATCAGAAGAATCAACCCAATAAGCAACTGGCTTGTCATCTTCACTCTTTGGATGCGGAGTAATCTTCACACCAAAGATGAACATGGACTTATCAATGTTAGAGATTGCTACGCTCTTTTGAATACCCTTACCAGCCCACTCACCATAGATAGTGATAGTGTTTTCCTTCATGTCAAGATTATGCTTTAAGCTGATATGATAGAATAGGTTCTGGAACGCACCTCTGTTGGTTTCAACAAAGAACGCAGAGCCAGCATTATCCTTTTCAGGTGTAATGATGTTCTCTCTGGATTGAGCCCACATACCTTCCAATTCGTTGTAGGACACACCGAAGTTGGTACCATGAAGCTTGATTGTACCCTTAAAAGTCAATACAGGCTTTGGTCTTGATGGGTCGTAAATGGCATCGCCATTCTCGTCCAATCCAACGAAATTATAGCTCCTATTGATATCAGCAATCACGTTCTTGAATTGCTCGATGCTTGGAAATGATATATGCTTCTTCATAGTTGCAAATATACGATTTTATTGTGAATAAATCAAGTTTACTTCAAACCTTTCGCCATGGCTTCAATCTCTTTGATTGATTCCAATGTATCGCAGGTGTTTTTATCATCCCTAAGTGTCTTAAACACTGGGTGTAAAAGGGCATAGTTACCCTCAGAATCATTGGATAAACCGCAACACTTAACTTCAAGGATGGTGCCCAAAAGCTTATCTTGGTTATCCGTAATATACTGCATCATTTCTTCATTGATGCCAGTTGGACGAGTGAATACCTTGCCATCGGCTGATTCAGCATTTACACTGGAGATAACATTTGCGTTCTTACCAGTACCGTAGTTAAAACCAACAATCTTCAGGTCCACATCCATCTCCAACTTCATCTTAACTTGCCAGTTGGGTTTGCCATCTTTCCATGTTCCTTCATAAGCTTTAAGGATAGTTCCTTCTTGACCTTGATTTAACATATCTTGGAAATGGCCCATAGCCTCATCATATGAATCAACAGCTTTGGTTTCAACAAGGCTAATCATGCTTGGTTTACGTTCAAACAGCATATCTGATACACGATTCAACCTTAAGTAGTAAGGTGTATCTGACTTCTGCTCAAAGTATTCGTCAACATGAATGGTATCCCATACGGTAAACCTGATGGCATCCAAAGCATCTTGATAATTCATATGTTTTTCTTCAAACTTCTTGATTTCTTTGGTTACATCTTCACCATCCAATTTCTTCTTACCAATGCTTACCAGAGATGCTACGATACCGTTGCTTTCATAACGACTGATACCATCCATGGTAAGTTCACCATTCAAAACACAATCCTCAAAACCAGCAAGTTCATCCAAGAACTTAGCACCAGTAAGAATTGTTGGTTCACCTTGACGACTTTCCAATTCAACATCACCAGAACGAATAATAGCGTTGCAATAACGGCCATCCATTTTGATTTGGCTGTAACCCTTACCACCTTTTTCAAAAATCTTTTTAGCCAGCTTTTCATCATAGGATTTAGCACCCATGTAAGGTGTTTCTTCAATGAGCTTCGGGAAAACCTTATTGATAAGACTTGTACCTAGGTTCATCTTACAATCCTTTTCGATGATACGCTCAATGATATAAGCATCGTCAGCATCACATAAAGATAAAATTGCTGATAAGTGTAAAAGAGCCGCCTTACCTGTAAGTGTTCTTTCACTCAATAAAGATAACGCATCTAATGCATCTGTTAAGTCATGTGATAAGATTGATTTATCATAAGATGGTACCTGTTTGATATAGAACTTTACACGCTTGCTGTTGGCAAGATATAACACCTGCTTTAACAGGTCGTTATCTTTGTATTTACTCAGGATTTCAACTTTCTTTTTGGTTGATGATTCGCCAGCGATTTCATCAAAGATTTGTTTGATTTTCATCTTTTTTATATCGATTTTTTTTAACGATTATTGTTGCAGATTGATTTTTATCTGGTTTGGTTGTTTTTATTGATATCACTCGCATATTCATGACAGTCGATATATCAATTGGTTTTTTGTTCTTCATATGCAAATATATGGGGAATCTTTCGATTCCCCAAATTTTTTTACAACATTTTGTACAATTTTTTATCATCGTACTCCATCATGTATTCCTTTATGGTTCCAACCTTGCCTGTTTGAAGTGCGAAATACAAGCCTGTAAAGGAATCCAGACCCATTTTCTTTGTAACTTCGAATACCGCAGTAGCATACGCTTTCCTTTCGGCAGCTGTTATGTTCTTTGGCTTTCTTGGTTCCAATTCAACCCAAGCTTCGTTAAGCTTAGCTATCAACGCATCGTAGCTAGCCTTTAACCTGAAGATTTCTTCACGTCTTTCTGGGAAAGTCGCAGCAAATTCTTCGATTTCATTGGCTTTAACGACAGTCAATATGTTATGCTCAGCAGTTTTTGACTTTAAGTGGTGAACCGCAACATACGCTGGGTTCTTGATTTTAACACGATTGAAGTTACCGTCCACAACCACATAACCTTCTTCAGACCATGGCATACCTTCAAATGTTCTTATCAAAGCACCGAAGTCCTTTGCGTTCAAATCAAAAGCTTTAACCAACGGGATACCAGTCAACAAAGAAAAGTTTTTCAACACTTCATAGTTGTCCTCAACCAAAGTTTCTGCATTTCTTGCGGCCAATAATGTAATAGATGATTCACCGTGAGGCTTTACTACTATATTATATGGTGTTGTTAATTCAAATACAAAGGTTGTTTTCTTGAAAGACTTGAACAATGATTTCTCAATATTATACTTTTCTTTCAATACCTTCCAGAATAACTCATTGAAAGTAGTTCCCATCTTGTTGTTTACTTCCCCTTCACCTTCAGCAGTACCAGTAGTTGCAGCAAACCATTCTTGCTTATGCCAATCCCAATAAACTTGAATCATTGTACCATCGACTTTTTCAAGTACAACGGCAGAATTCCAGTCTATCTTAGCGGCTTGTGATTCACCGTGATTGAAGAACTTTCTGAATGACATAGACATAACCTTCCATGTATCCCTTTCAAGAATAAGACCACGACAGTCTTGTACCTCTGGGCATGACATATCAGATTCAATTTGGTCATATTTCAAATGAATCTTTGAGGTATATGTACGACATTTTAATTTAAAATCTTGTATTGCCTTAGCTAACCCAAATTTTTTTATATACTTAACTACTGATAACTCCTGTATCATTATTTCTTTTTTTATGTGACTCTGAAATTTTTCTTTTTGTTTCTTCACTCAAAACACGCCCACTTCTTTTTTTACTTTGTTCAATTTTTAATTGTATTGCCGCATCAACACCCATAATTTCTTCATACGTTTTACCTTTATTCGGATTTTTCCACCCTTTTCTAGCCTTAGATAAACTTTCTTTATGTTTATCTGACATTGGTTTTTTCTTTCCTTTATTAGATTCTGAAATTTTTCTTTTTGTTTCCTCACTTAAAGGACGAAATTTTTTCTTTTTACCTTTTAATAATTCCGACATTTTTTTTGCTGTTTCTGATGCCCACGGTTTTTGTTTTCCTTTATGTGCATCACTTATTTTTTTCTTATGTTCATCAGTTAATTTTTTACCTTTATGAAATTTTGAAACATTAGCTCGAAGAACTTCTTTTTTAGGGTTATTTGAAAATGTATCACCCCCAGTGCCCCCCTCTGCAATATTATAACCACCAATATTTTTACTAATAAACTCTTTTTCTTTTTCGTTTAAAGTATCGATATTGTCACATTCAAATATTATTTCCCATTTAAAATTATGAAAACCATATTTTTTAATCGCATTATAAAATAACCATTTCTTTTTATTAAAGGCTAATTTATGTGATTGTATTCTTTTTTCTAATGTCCCCTTTGTTTTACCAATATAAAATTTACCATTTATTGTGTTGGTTGCTTTGTAAATTATCATAGATTTTAATTTATATTATGTTATATAATATAAATATACTCAAATTGTAATTTAGTTTCATGAACCACAAACATATTTCAAATGAATCTTGTTTTCATACACTTTAGCCTTAAGCTTGAATTTTTCAATAGCTTTAGCTAAACCATTTTCCTCAATAAATTTTATTATCGCTAACATGAGCTATTCTTTAAACGTTCTACAATATTGTTGGTAATCCTCAAGCCATAATTGATATAAACAGAATTCGCAGCTGTGTTTTTGGCCCGTGCAGTCGCCATAATGACGACCATCATAGGGCTTCTTGCCTTCAGATAGGATATTTGTGTGGATACGTTTTACCCATTGAATAACATCCTCTCTGGACATTTCAAAGGGTAAATCATCGACTTGTGTTTCTTTCTCAACAAGCCAATCTATAAAACATTTCATCTTGTAGGACCATCAAGAATCGAACTTGAATCTAGAGCTTAGAAGGCACTCGTTCTATCCATTGAACTATGGTCCCATATGGGCTGCTAAGTAATTTCAGGACCGTCTCCGTGTAGTACCTCTTCCCTCGCTTACCCGTCAGTAAGCTACTCTTGGCACTCTCTACCACCTTAGCACTAATTAAGCCCAATTATTTTGTTTCTGAATCACCAGAATCTTTCGGCTGTTCTTCTTTTCCTTCAGATTTCTTAGTTTGTGGTTCATCCTTTTTTGGGGTTGTTCTTTTCTTTAAGAGAAGTTGAGCTAAAATTTTTCTTTCCAGTTTTTCAGCCTCTGTTCCTTCTTCGAGTATTCTTTTAGCCGCAAACATAGCACAAAGTTCAGAGAAGATAAACATATCTTCATCACTTACAATTAATTTACTTATTAAAAGCATAATTGTGCCCGATTGCGCTACCGTGTAATCTTTACCACCAGTTCCTTCATCTATAAGGGCTTGACCCATTTGTTTGATTTTTCCGCTAAGTTCTGTACGCCTTGTTTCGTTTTCCATAATATATTTTTACAAATATACCACATAAATTTTAAATCTCCAAATTTATTTTGAAATATTTGTTACAACACCACGAATTTTTATTTTTTGTGTTGGTTTCCAATCAGTTATTTGATTTGACATGACAGGTTTACCGCCATTTGGATTCACTGCTAACGTAACATGAGGAATCGCATTTTTTGATGGATATCCATTAACTTCTAAAGCAATTGCCATATCACTTTTACCTAAACGCTTAGTTGTCAAGCCAACTTCTTTACCTAAATCCTCTTTATTAGCGCTTTTTCCAAATTCAATTGTCATGTGATGGCCAATAAAATTCCATCCATCTGGAATTTCATCTTTATACATGCGATAAAGCATATTCCTTGATATTTCATCCAACACAACACCTGAATACAAGATATTGGAATCGGGATACATATCCTTAGATTCCAATATCTTCTTAAGTGTTAACGGACCCACACTCTTATGTGTCTTAACCATTTGTTCAATTTTGTCAAATGGAACACCATGCTGATTCCTTGCTGCCAAGGCTTCAGTTGTTAATCCACCAGTACCAATGTCAACAATTTGGATATTTTCATCTGCGTACCCCAACTTCAATGCATGTACAACGTAAGCCTTAGCCTCGTTTGCCTTTAAGTTGGTGTTGTCAATAACAACTGGTGAAATTCCTTCATCCATTGACCTTTTAGCATTGGTAAGGTTTTTTGAGTGCATACGACTAAGGTCAATAAAGTTTTTAGATTCATTCATCTTAGCGAAAAAGCCTCTGTAATCACCAGTTGCTTCAATCAAGTTGTCGGTTGAGTGTATAACACCTTCGCCAACCAAAGACTTAGCTTTGGTTGACTTGCCGCCACCAGATATTCCACGCATGATAACCAATACCTTATCTGGTCTTGTTACAGGTACACCCAATGAGTTCTTTTGAACTTCTTCACGTAATATTTCTTTGATTTTATTCTTCATCTGGCAAATATACGAAGATTAATTGAAACCACCAAATCTTTTTAAAGATTGATATATACTAATCCATTGGTATCAGTAAAAGTATCCCCAGAATTGTATTTCTGTAACATATCTTTCCAACCCAAACCAAATGTTTTTTGAAGATGTGGGTTATCTTGGAACTTCCAAGTGCCACCCCATTCCCATCCAGCTCTTCTGAATACGTTTACTACTTCCATCCAATCAGCAATTTTATCACCGTCCCAATCTTTTTTAATATCCCATGAGACTTCTTTGTCATTAATTAATAACGCAAAATCAAATGCAACCCCATAATTATGGAAACTTTGACCACCTTTAGCTTGGGTTACTTTTTTGCCTGGTTTTGTACGACCTTGCGCATAAAGTGCATTTTGTTCATCAAATGTTCTAAGTGCTTGTACAATTCTTATTTCAGAGTGGGTTGTTAATTGAGCGTTAGCTTGATTAATTAAAAACGTAACTTCATTTCTTAATTTAGGATGAAGTAGTTGAATCCTTTGTTGTGTAACATTATCCATGTTTTAATATTTTATTCTTCTTTTATTATAATGTGTGTCATAAACACCTTGTGTTAAACCATAGTCAACTATTACCAATGAATCACTACCACCTCTATTAACCAAACCCCATGAACTTAATCTACCAAGGTCACCAGAATCACTATCGGAACTCATAAGAAAATCCATAACATCATTTGCAAATTCACTGTTATCCAAAAATTCTTTAACTTCTGGGTCAATAGAAAAATATGCTTTTCGACCCCTATTTTCAGCAGTTTGATTTCTGAGATATAGACTAAACGTTAAAATATCAACACCAACAATTTTTTTAAATACGCTTGGTGATACCTTACGTGCCAATTCCATTTCCACCCATAAAGCATCATTATGATATTCATATATTTGTGCAACTATATTTGAAAAGTATCTTTCATTACCATATTGTATTTCAACTTCGTTTTGTGCGATACCTTTTCTATTTTTAGCAAGTTTTAAAACTTTTTCGTTGTCCACTTTATATGCAATCCTTCCAGAACCAGATGAAATACGTTGAAGATGTTGTTCGCAATATCGTTGTCTTTCAGCAAAAGACCTTAGTGCTGCAAATTGCTCTATATTCCATGTAGTTGGATAATCTTCACCCATTACATCCTCATATATGTCTAATATCTTCATTATTTAAATGATGTGTTTTTTATTAACCTTGATTTTTTATTGACAATTTGTAACGCTGAATCTAATAGTATTTCTCTACGGTCCATTTTTTCTGGTACTGGTGAAAATACAACCGTATCGGCCATTGGACCAGAGGCAGTTGCAATATCAGTTGGTGACATATCAAGAGGTATTGTGCTGGTTGAGTCAAATGTATACCTTGATTTTTCGGCTGATTCTTTGCCCATTTCCCTTATTATTGCTGATAACTTAACATAATCATCTAAAAGAGCCCTATTTTCAGCGACCAATTTAGAACAATCATCACTTTTAAAATATGTGCCAATGAGATAGGTTCCTGAACCAAAAACCAATAAAACCAAAAGAACCACAAAACGCTGTTTCATGGTAAAAAGCTGTAAAATCTTAGCATATTCTTTCATATTCATAAATATGCCCCATAAATGAAAAAAGGTGCCAAAAAGCACCTTTATTTTGCGGAGAACAGCGGAGTCGAACCGCACCCAGCTTCTTAAGCCGAGCGTCACGCTTAGCAGGCGGACCCCCTCACCGTCAGGGTTTGCTCTCCGTAGTGTAGTCCCAAAGGGATTCGAACCCCTATAGTCTGCTTAGAAGGCAGACGTCCTATCCAGTTGAACGATGGAACCATTCTGGACCGCTAGGCGGGATTCGAACCCACATTTGATATTATCGCAGCTCCAATTACAGATAACGGTTTAGAAGACCGATTTGGCTACAAGCGGATGTGTGAATTTATTTGACTTGATTAACAATATCACTAAAAAGTAGGTGGCCTCGGCGGGGGTCGAACCCACAACAAACGTTTAGGAAACGCTTATGATAACCATTTCACCACGAAGCCATTGGTAGTCCCAGAAGGATTCGAACCCTCTAATTATTTTCAACATAGTGTAATTTTCTATGGCAATTTGAACATAAAATAATACACTTCTCAACTTCCCTCATTATTTTTTCAAGACTGTATGTGTTATAGATTAAATTTGAAACTTCAAATTCTTTACTATTCCTATCTTGATGATGAAAATCTAAACAGGCTATATGTGTTTCGCCACATTTTTCGCATTTTAGTTTAGACTTAAAATCACGATACCATTCTTGGTTTCTTTTCTTATTTTTTAGATTTCTATTTAGCGTTGTTTGTTTATTACGGTTGTAAGATTCTTTTCTAATTTCTTTCCAACATAATACACAAGCGCTATGATAAACACCATTTTTTTTATTTTTAAAAGGAAATTGATTCAACTCTTTTTCCTTTTTACACCTTGAACAAAATTTTCTTTCCATAACTTTTTTTAATAAATATTGCGAATTATTAAAAAAGTTCGTAACTGTGACCTTAGAGGGATTCGAACCCACCACTTCTCTTGGTTCGTAGCCAAGTGTTTTATCCAGTTAAACTATAAGGTCATATCTGATTCGTAGTCAGGTGCTTTATCCAGTTAAGCTATGAGACCATTTGTGGTTCCAGAAGGATTCGAACCCTCACCAAACTTACTTCGAAGGCAAGTATGCTGTCCATTACACCATGGAACCATTAATATTCCCAACCCTTATGTTTTATGTTAGGAATTTCGGTTTTAGGAACCCTGCGAATCTTACGGTTGCGCTGGTTCTTTAACCATTTTCTTGAATGTGACTTATGACCAAGAAATCTTTCAAGATGTTCAATCTTTTCTAAACATAAACTCATAAAATAAGATTATTTTAGTCGCGTAGAAGGGAGTCGAACCCTCTTGGCCTGCCTTATGAGAGCTGGCTGTATTCCAATAACCTACGCAATGTGGTTAAGCGGGTCAGGTGAGAGTCGAACTCACATCTCGCAAGTTAACAGCTTGCCGTTTTAACCATTAGTACTACCGACCCATGAGCCCCGTAATTCAATTTCATTATCGTATCCCAAACGGGGCCACAAGAATACGATTCCAATTGAGGACTGTGAGAATTTCGAAATCTCGACCCGCACCTTAACAGGGTGCCGCTCTGCCTCTGAGCTAACAGTCCATTGGTGTCCATGAACGTTTTAAACCGTGTGTGCCCCATGGACAGAGTGCTCACAACCTTCTATCTTTATTTAATCTTTAATGATTAAATGTATATCAACCCCATTGACTGAATTATTAAAATGTAAAAATGATTTCTCAATATCAATCAGTGTGAAATCATAATCGACAATTTCAACATAATAATTTTTATCAATTTGTTTACAACCGTTATTTTTTAATTGTACCGAATTAAATATTTCGTCACCTTTTTGTGTATTAAAAAATGCCCAGATTGTATCTAACTTATTTAATTGTGAACACATGTTATCAATGTATTCTTTAGTTTGGTTTTCAAACCCTAAAATTTTTATCAAATTCATATTATTTACGACCTTTTAGCCAGCCGTCCAATATATAAGTATGTAACTCGTCAAGTTTTACTTTTTTGTTAATCCCATCCTTAGTTATCCAGCAGGTACCATATTGAGAGTTCGTTTTTCCAATACCGTAACCTACTTTCTTTTGGCTCATCAATTTTTTTGTTTCCTCTGAATGTGACATTCCTAAAAATCCAGAGCTACCAATATGATTGTGGTTTCCACTTTGATATGTTTTACGAACACTTTCACTTAGCTTTCTTTTCCATTCTTCATAAAATTTTTTATCTGTTTTTAACTTAGTTGTAAACGCTTTATTTCCTTCTCTACAACAATTAATTTTTTGTTCTTCAGTTAAGAAACCTCCAGTACCACCTAAACCTAAATTCATACATTTGTCATCTTGTATCAACTCTAAATTTACAATAGCTTTTTCACGCTCAATTAATAATTCTCTACTTTCACAGAACTCCAAGATTTCTTTTATATGGTTCTCTTTACCATATTTCCTGATGCTATATCTAAGACGTTTCCCACTTCCCATGTAACCATCGTCAAGATTACTGGTACTATGCATTCCGATATAATATCTACCAGTGACCACACAAGTGGTTTTATAGATATAGTGTATGTTTGCTTTTTGCCTTCCCATATAAATAAATATACGGGAAGTACAAAAAAGTCGATGGAGGATTGGGTGGGATTCGAACCCACGATGGTCTTGCGACACTGGGTTAACAGCCCAGACTTTTCGGCCTCTAAAGCAACCAATCCATTATGTCGTGCAGATGGGATTCGAACCCACATTTGATGTTATCTCAAGATGCCAGTTACAAGTGTGATGTATATAAGACACCGCTGCTACTGCACGAATTTGTAGCGACGACGGGAGTTGCGCCCGCTTATCCTCTTAATACCGCTCTAACTCTACATGGTGATAATTTTCTTCTGTCCCAACATCCCGTTGAACGCAGTTACTCTCTTATCGTTTGCTTTGTTAGAAGCATTAGTCTGGACCCCTATTAAGGGTTACTCGGTTCGTCCGAGCGAGGTCTGACCTCCCCATCCCCAATTAAAGAACTTGTTGACCCTACAGGATTTGAACCTGTGACCTTATGATTATGAGTCATTTGCTCTACCGCTGAGCTAAGGGTCAGAAAATAAAAGTATTTTTTAATAGTAGATATTCATCGATTGATAATTCTTTTGCTAAAATCATGTCAATCTTCTCAACATCTATATTCGGCGTATTAAGGATTTTGAATAAAACTTCTAATGTTTTATCCTTAGATACACCAGCATCTTTAAATGCCTCTATTAGTTTCTCTATCATTGTTGTGCCCGTGGGAGTCGAACCCACCTTGTTCCGAAGAACCCACCGTATCAGGATGGTGCCTAAACCGCTCGACCAGAGCACAATATTATTTTTTTAAAGTGTAATTCCTACCTTTATACCAACCCTCTGGTATAATATCTTCTTTATTTATCTTCTTATTTTCAATACCGTTAGTTATCCACATGGTACCATATTGTGAATTTAATACACCTGA